CACAGGATGAAAGATACTTTGAACAATTTGATAGTATCATCGGCGATGAGTCTCATTTGTTTAAGGCAAAATCTCTAGTAAAGATCATGAGTAAATTGAAGACCTGTGAATATAGAATCGGAACCACAGGCACGCTTGATGGCACGCAGGTACATCGGTTGGTTCTTGAAGGATTATTTGGTCCTGTGCATCAAGTCACATCTACAAAAGAACTTATAGATAAAGAAGTACTAGCTCAGCTAAATATTGAATGTTTGATTCTTCGTTATACTGACAAAGATATACAGGAGATTAAGCGTGCAAAATATCCTGATGAAATTGAATGGTTAGTTCTCAATGATAAACGAAATCAGTTTATTACAGATCTCGCAACTAGCATTCCTGGTAATGTGCTCGTTCTTTTTAATTTTGTTGAGAAGCATGGAATACCTCTATATCAGAAGATTTCAAAGGCAAGTAAGAAACAGTCATATCTTATCTGTGGTAAAACCGAAATTGAACAAAGAGAAGAAATACGAAAGATTGTAGACAAGGGCAACAATAGCGTTCTTGTGGCATCCTATGGAACATGCAGCACAGGTATTAATATTAAAAACATTCACGCAATTGTATTTGCTTCCCCATCAAAATCAGTTGTTCGTGTTCTTCAATCCATTGGTCGTGGTCTTAGAAAGTCAGATACAAAGGAAAAAGCAACGGTATATGACATAGGAGACGATCTCAGTTGGGGCAAGTATAGAAATCATGCTCTCCGACACCTAGATGAGCGCACTACCATATATACTAATGAAGAGTTCACATTCAAGAAAACTAAAATTAAATTAAGTTAGGAACTAACAATGAATCTTAAAATCCTGAAACTTAGAAGCGGTGAAGAAATAATAGGTCAGATTCTTGAAGAAACTGAATCCTCAGTAAAAATCTTTCAACCTATGTTCTTCAACATAATTCAATCATTTAATGATGATGGTAATCCTTGTGATATCACCACAATTCATGATTGGTTGGTAAATACCGATGAGAAAAATGTTTCATTGCCAATGGATCATGTGGCATTCATCAGTGAACCAAATACGAACACCAAAAAACTATATGAAATTGAAAGTGTCAAAGAATTTGACAAAGATAGTTACAAGACTTCTGTCGAAGAAACAGAAAAACCACCAGCATCTTCTATTAAAATGAATGAAAAAGATGCAGATGTGTTTGGTATGTTCTTGGAACAACTTATTAATCAATCTTTGGATTATACGCGACCTCCTACTTCTCATAGAGAATCTTCTAATAGAGAAGGTCCAAAGAGAAAAAGAAAACCAAAGAAGGACTATCTTCCACCAGATATGTCAGATGAGAGCGAATTAGAGCGTCATATGATTATGATGCAACTCTACATTCCAGCTGAGGCAATTATGAATATGGTGACCAGTGGTCTTCTAGAACCAAAAGTTCTACTTGATATGGTAAAAGAAGTCAAGAAGCGTAATAAGTTCACTGGTGATGAGAAGGATCGTGGCGATTTCGGTACTAAGTTTTCCGATTGGAATCCCGATCCTAAGTCAGATGACTATAACTAATAGTTAGCTACTATAGGGATCCTTCTTTATTACCACACAGAAATTATACACGCAATGTACGATTCTTGTCAAGCCCTTATCATCAAGTTTACCAAAAATAGTATAAAACACTTGAAAGATTGGTTTTCCATGCTATACTTGTATTACGAACAGGATGACCATGAAAAACGAAAATGAAGATCCAAAAATTATAGAACAAGAAGTAAAGACTCTGAAACATTACATAGACAATGTAAAGTTTTGCAAGTCAATGACCGAATGGAAAAAACTAGTGCATATTGCAGAGCAGTGTGGAGAAAAGCGTCCACCTGTTACTGACTATATTGCAGAATCATTTCTTAAGATTGCAGAGCATCTCTCGCATAGACCAAACTTTATCAATTATCAATTTAGAGATGATATGATTGGTGATGGTATTGAGAATTGTCTTCTATATGCTCATAATTTTGATCCTGAAAAATCATCAAATCCATTTTCATATTTTACTCAGATAATTTATTATGCTTTTCTTCGTCGCATAGAAAAAGAAAAGAAACAAGCATTTATAAAATATAAGTGCTTGCAATTAAACGATCTTGATGGTAAAGTGGTGAATTGGTTGAAGCAAGATGGAGAGGCAAGTTCATATGGTGAATTTTTACAAAAACATTTTGCATTAACTGAAAATGATATTGAAAAGTTAGAACCCAAAGATAAAAAGAAAAGGAAACAAAGGAAGCGCAAGTGAAATTAGCATTTATTTGTGATACCCATTTTGGTGTACGAAATGATTCGCCGTTCTTTTTGGATAATGCCCTATCTTTTTTTGAAAATCAATTCTTTCCATTTTTAAAAGAAAACAATATTACTCAAGTTATTCATCTTGGTGACTTTTTTGACCGAAGGAAGTATGTTAATTTCAACACGCTTTCTTTGGTCAGAACACGATTTGTGAATAAGTTGCAAGAACACAATATCACTTTTCATATTACCATAGGAAATCATGATACTTATTTTCGCAACACAAATGAATTAAATTCTTTGCGTGAACTTTTGACTGATCGCTACGATAATATTAAACTTTACGAAAAACCAACTACAATTAATTTTGACGACTTCTGCTTTGGAATAGTTCCTTGGGTGACTAAGGATAACGAAGCAGAAGTCGTTGATTTCGTTTCAAAATGTCCATGTAGAATGATTGGTGGACATTTTGAAATCAATGGATTCCAAGTAGTCATGGGTGTCAAGCATTCACACGGATTCACTACAGAAATCTTCAAACGATTTGATCGTGTTCTATCTGGACACTTTCATATCAAACAATCACAAGGAAATATTCATTATCTTGGGACTCAATATCAATTGAATTTCTCAGATGTATATTCTACAAAAGGATTTCATGTTTATGACACAGAAACCGACGAGATGGATTTTATTGAGAATGCTGGCAATATATTTCATGTGTTTAACTATGACGATTCCAATCAAGATGAAGTCAAGCGTATTGTCAAATTTATAAATGAAACTAATCTAAAGAATGGGTTTATTCGTGTCACTGTAAGATCCAAGGCACGACAAGAAATCTTTGATAAATTTATTGATGCTCTTTGGGATAAAGGAATTCAAGATCTATCGGTAGTGGAAGATCAAATAGATCATAAAACATCTGGAGTTGAATTCAGTGAATCTGAGGATACAATGAGCATCATAGGTCGTGAGATTGATGCGATTGAACGCGATGTAGATAAGGGTAAACTTAAGACTTTGATTCGTGATCTTTATATGGAAAGTCTGAAGATATGATTAAATTTGAAAAAGTAAGATTCAAAAACTTTGGATCTTTTGGAAACAATATCACAGAAATCGTGCTGGATAAAAACAGCACAACTCTTATCTGTGGAAGCAATGGAAGTGGAAAGTCTTTTGCTTTTCTTGATTCCATTACATTTGCGTTGTTTGGCAAACCATTTCGTAAGATCAATATTCCTACACTCGTCAATTCAGTCAATGAAAAAGGGTGTTTAGTTGAGATTGATTTTAGTCGTGGATCCGATAAATTCATGATTCGTCGTGGTATTAATCCGCGCGTCTTTGAGATTTATAGAAACGGTGAACTTATTGATCAGGATGCCAAGAGTCTTGATTATCAGGAACTTCTTGAGAATCAAATTCTTAAGATGAATTACAAGACATTCACGCAGGTGGTAATTCTTGGTAGTTCTTCATTTGTTCCTTTCATGCAGTTGTCGGCAGCAGATCGTCGCTCTGTTATTGAAAATATTCTTGACATCAATATATTCAGCACAATGAATATCGTGCTCAGGGGTAAGATTCTTTCATTAAAGGAAATGATCAAAGAACTCAGCATGAAGATTGAAATTGAAAAGAACAAGATTAATGTTCAAAAGAGTTATATTGCTACTCTTGAAAAGAAGAACACCGAAGATGATGATGTAAAGAATCAACGAATTACTGAACTAGAGACAAAGATTAAAACAATTCAATATGATTTAATATGCAAAAATCTTTCGGTTGAGGGTCTACAAGAAGATATTAATAATGCAAAGAAAATTTTAAAAGACAAAACCAACAGAATTCAAGATTGTCGTACCCATATCGTCACATTGAAGACTTCAAAGGATCAGAAACAGAAGGAGATAAACTTCTTTAAGGAAAATTGTACCTGCCCAACTTGCACCCAACCTATTGATGATAAAGTCAAAAAAGAAAAGGTGTTGATGAATAATTATGAGATTTCTAATTTAGAAGATGATATGGTAACTACCAAAGATCATAGCAATTCTCTTCAATATGATATCACTAAATTTGAAAGTCACATTCAGGATACAACCAATCTCATATATGAAGTAACTTCCTTCAACAAAGAAATTGAAGCGTATAATAAAGAGATTGAACGGATTCGTAGCACTATGCATAAATCCGCAATCAAGGATGATCTTGTAGAGGAGAAAGAAAAACTCAAGATGTTTGAGGGTGGACTTGCTGCTTTAGATGAGGAAAAGTTAATTCATTCGAGTGATCTGATGTATCATGAATTCGCAGGTGAGTTACTTCGCGATGGGGGAGTCAAGGGAAAGATCATCAAGTATTATCTTCCTCACATGAATAAGTTCATCAATAAGTTTCTATCGTCCATGGATTTCTTTGTGCAGTTTCAACTGGATGAGGAATTCAATGAACAGATTAAATCTCGCTATCGTGATGATTTTAGTTACATGAATTTTAGCGAAGGTGAGAAAATGCGTATAGATCTGGCACTATTGCTAGCATGGCGAGAGATCGCAAGACTCAAGAATAGCGTCAGTTGTAATCTCTTGATTCTTGATGAGGTGTTCGACTCCTCTCTAGACTCCGTTGGCATGGACGAACTTATGAAACTTTTAAAACTTATAAGCGACAAAGCGAATGTGTATGTTATTAGTCACAAAGCAGATCAACTTGTTGATAAATTTTCAACGATTATTTCCGTTGAGAAAAAGAATAATTTTAGCAAGATCATATATAGTTAAGACATGTCTAAAGTAGATACACTTAATTTTAGAGGAAAATTTCGGCAATATGATGTTGATGGTCATCCTTATATTTATTTTATAGGTGATTCTGTTGAACACAATTCTCAAATTTATGTTTGTGTAAAGGCAACAACCACTAAAATTCCAGGAACACAGGAAGGTTCAGCATATTGGAAAGAAACTGGAGGAAATTTTGGTTTCTTTATTCAAGAACAATTACCAAAAAATGCTGAAGTTGGAGATAGATGGTATATTCCGTCTACAGCGATAATGTACACTTATGTTAAAGAAAGAAATAATGCTTTTTGGGTTGAATTATGATTAAAACATGGTATAATAGGACAAGTTATGAATAACACCAATACGGGGCGTAATGAATTTAAAGAAAAGCCAAAACCACCTAAACAATTGAAATCTGTTTCCCGTAAGGAAAAAGATTCAGAGAAGAATAGATCAAAACAACAACTGAAAAATTATGTCCAAAGCAACTTTGAGGACGATAATTTTGAAGATAACTTCATGAGGTAAATTATGAGCACTGTGACTTTTTCGAAAAATACCCTAACAATTCTTAAGAACTTCTCAAGTCTAAATTCCAATATTCTAGTAAAACCAGGAAATGTAATCAAGACGATTACACCATCCAAGACAGGTATGGCAGTCGCTACCATTGAAGAAACCTTTAATGTTGAGTTCGGCATTTGGGATCTCAATAAATTTCTTGGTGTAGTCAGTCTCTTCAATACTCCAACATTCACCTTTGGAGATAAGAGCGTCAAGATCAAGAATGGTGGAGATTCTGTAGTCAATTATTACTACTCAGAACCACGACTATTGACATGTCCTACAAAGGATGTCAATATGCCAGAAATCAATGTGAGTATTATTCTCACCGAAAAGAACTTCAATGAACTTCAGAAAGCAGCATCCGTGATGCAACTTCCTGATATGTCGTTTAAGTCTGACGATGGTGACATTGTTGCTATGGTTTCTGATCTTGGAGATCCTACCAGTAATTCATATAAGGTAATTTCTGGGACAAAGTATAATGGTCCCGAATTCTTGTTTAACTTTAAGATGGAGAATATCAAGATTCTTCCTGGAGATTATAAGATTAACTTTGCCAAGAATGTTGTGGGTGAATTCATTCACCAGTCTATTCCTGTCAAGTACTGGTATGCGATGGAAGCAAATACCTCTAACTATGGATCTTAATAATGAAACCAGAAAATTTTCTGTGGGTTGAAAAGTATCGTCCGCAGACCATTGAAGATTGCGTTCTCCCCATGTCGCTGAAGTCTACCTTCAGCGACATGGTTGCTAAGGGAGAACCTCAGAATTTGCTCTTCTCTGGTACTGCTGGTGTTGGCAAGACAACAGTCGCAAAGGCACTCTGCAATGAGATGGAGTGTGACTGGATTATTATTAATTGCTCAGAGGAAGGAAACATTGACACGCTGCGAACAAAGATTCGTCAGTTTGCCAGTACCGTATCTCTGAGTGGGGATACTAAAAAGGTGGTCATTTTAGATGAGTTTGATTATTCAAATGCTAATAGCATTCAACCTGCTCTGCGAGGTGCTATTGAAGAATTTGCAAATAATTGTAGGTTTATCCTTACTTGTAACTATAAATCAAGAATTATTGAACCTATTCACTCTCGTTGCACTTGTATTGACTTCGTACTTGCTGCCTCCGAAAAACCAACCATTGCCGCAAAGATGATGGAACGGTGTTCATATATTCTTAACCAAGAAGGTGTTAAGGCAGATAAGAAGGTTCTTGGTCAATTGATCATGAAGCACTTTCCAGATATGCGTAGAATTCTAAATGAATTGCAACGGTACGGAGTGTCTGGTACGATTGATGTGGGAATTCTTTCCTCTATCGCAGAGGTAGAGATTAAGAACCTGATGACTGCACTTCGCAACAAGGATTTTGTCACGGTTCGTCGTTGGGCAGCACTCAATGCTGAAACCTCCCCCCAAGAGATCTATAGGAAAATCTACGATGCCCTTGGTGAGCATATGGAGAATCAGACCATTCCAGAGGCGATCTTGATAATCGCAGAGGCACAGTATCGCTCTGCTTTTGTTGCTGATCAAGAGATCAATCTTGTAGCGTGTCTAGTCCAGTTGATGATGTCTTGCGCTTTCAAATAATATGCTTTCCGATATCTTAAACTCAATCAATCAGACCAAGGAAAATCTCCTATCCAAAGACCCCCGTCTGGAGAAGGATTATGTTCCCTTTGTCATCAATAAATGCTTTTCGTATTTTCCCGATACCATCTTTTATGCCAATAGAATGAATCAGTCTGCATTCTTAGATAAAAAGATGCAATATGACTATTATATTCACTCAATATCCAAGCGTAAGCGTTTTTCCAAGTGGATCAAATCCGAGGAAAGCAAGGATTTAGAGGTGATCAAGGAAGTCTATGGGTACTCAGATGCCCGTGCTAGGGAGGTAATTGACTTGCTTCCTATGGACAAATTACGCGAATTAATACAAAAAGGTGGTCAAAAACGGTAAAACCCTAAATATTTTCTATAATATGGAGCATTATTATGGAAGATATTTTTGAGGGATTGGGCGTGGAGATAACATTGAAAAGTGAAGAAGATTTCCTTAAAGTTAAGGAAACTCTCACTAGAATCGGTGTATCTTCTAAAACTGAAAAGAAATTATATCAATCGTGTCATATACTACACAAGCGAGGTAGATATGCTATCATACATTTTAAAGAAATGTTTGTTCTTGATGGTCTTGACTCTGATATATCAGAAGACGATCTTGGGCGAAGAAATACAATAGTTAAATTACTGGTAGAATGGGAATTGGTGAATGTGATAGATCCAAAACAGTATGAGCAACCACAACTTTCTCTTGCTAGATTGAAGATCATTCCGCATAAAGAAAAGAAAGAATGGACTTTGATTCCTAAGTATCACATCGGTAAGTGACATATATAAGTGTGGAGATTTTATATTATGAAAAAAATGCAAGCAATTGGTGCTCCATTTCAAATAGAATATTCATCAAATTCTAATTTATTGCCACAATCCTTCAGTTGGATCGCGGAAGACTTTCCTGTAAAAGTTTTTATAGATGGTGGAATTGCCATCGGAATGTCTTATCAAAAGAAACCTGGAACACTGAAAATAGCATGGGTTTGCGAATCGCGTGCTATTTTTCATGCAATGAACTTTCCAAGAGAAGTTTGGGAAGAACAATTTTTAAATATTTGCGATTCATATGATCTTCTTTTTACTTCTGAGAAGAGTTGGTTGGGAAAGCATCCAAATGTAAGATATTGTCCAGCAGGAAGTAATCTTCCATGGATAAAGAACCAAGATATTTTTCCAAAAACAAAATTAGCATCTATGATTGCTTCTCCCAAGAAATTTGCATTTGGACATGCTATTCGTCATCAATTGGCAGAACAATATAAAAATAACCTTGATCTGTATGGTGGAGTTCTTGGATCTCGTAGATTAAGTCCAGGTGTTCCGTGGGGCGATAAGTCTGAAGGACTGAATGATTATATGTTTTCTATTACTGTGGAAAATGATAAGTACAGTACATATTATACAGAGAAAATAACTGATTGTTTTGCTACGGGAACAATACCAGTATATTGGGGAGCACCAGATATTGGTGATATCTTCAACAAAGATGGAATTATAGAATTAACTCCAGATTTTGATCCAAAAACATTGACAAAAGAACTATATGAAAGTAAACTTGATGCAGTAAGAGACAACTTTAATCGGGTTAAAGAACTTGTTTCTGCTGATGATCAATTATTTAAATTAATCAATGAAAACTGAAATTGTATCCTTTTATTGTGATATAGATGATCGTACATACTATAGCGATCACGCGCGTCGTCTGAGAATCAATTGCAATGAGAATAATATTCCACATGATATTCGCGAATTACCTTCGCGTGGTGAATACCGTTTAAATTGTCTTGCTAAACCAAGATTCATTCTTTCTGTGTTGGAAGAAAAGAAACGACCATTTGTGTGGATGGATGTTGATTCTTTGATTCATGCTGAACTTTCTATATTTGATACCCTGAAAGACAACTGCGATATGGCATTTGCATATCAAGGCAATCCTCCAGATGTGAATCCCAATTTACCCAAAGCATCACCAATTTATGTAAATTATACAGAAAAGACTATACAGTGTTTGACTTACTGGGTTGAACGATGCGAATTCAATGAAATGAATTTGGGTGTGAAATTTTTTGATCATGAAGTTCTGATGGGTGAAGTATTGCCAGAATTTTTATCCAAGATGCGAATTGGTATGCTTGGACATCCATATGCCATATGGCCTGGAACATCATTGCCAGAAGGATTCACGCCAATGATAACAATGGGAATTGCTGATGGAAAATCCAAAGAAAATTCACTGAGAGAAATGGGACTTCGAGAAGAAATCGTAAAATTTAACTTAGTAGGTAATGCAAGTGAATAAACAAGTTTTATTTTGGCAACCAGCTGGCATTGGTGATATATTCTTCTTACAGAAGGCAGCAAGACATTTTATATCTTCAGAATATGAAGTCATATGGCCTGTGATTCCAGAATTCCTATACATCAAGGATTACATCAAGGGAATCAATTTTGTAAATGTAAATGAAGATTTTCCTCGTAAGGAATTATATAAGACACCAATTGCAATCAATACAGAAGAATTCATTTATATTCCTTTTGATATTTCACATCATAGATTTGGTGTGCTACCGATGAAGGGCAAGTATCTGTTGATGCAATTCCTGGGATTTGATGTCAATGAAAATAATTGGAAAGATTATTTGCAATTTGAACGAAATCAAGAACGAGAGATTCGTTGTAAGGAAATCCTTGGTATAAAGAACGAACCATTTATTTTTGTGAATAATATGTTTGCTTCTCCACCTGATATGGTATACAGGGAAGTCAATATTACAAATTCAAATATAAAGTGTGTATACCATAAACCAGAACATATCAAACTATTCAATGTATTTGATCTATGCTGGGTTATTGAGAATGCTGTAGAGATTCATACAGTTGAAACTTCACTTTGCTATCTTGTTGAAAAACTAAATACTAAAGGAAAACTGAACATGTATTCGCGAAAAGTGAATGACAGATTGCAGAATCCAGATTTTTCATATGTTGACCATATTTATAAAAAGGATTGGAATTATATAATATGATGCTTGAAGTTTCTATTGGCGAGGCAATTGACAAATATACAATTCTTACAATCAAAGAAGAATGTATCAAAGACGAGAGAAAACTCGTAAATATTAAAAAAGAAAGAATGGAAATTGAAAAATCCCTGATAGATCAGGGATACTTTTATTCATTCATCGAAGAGATGGCAGACTTGACTAAAGTAAATAAAACTCTTTGGGATATAGAAGATCAGATACGAATTAAAGAAGCAAATAAACAGTTCGATCATGAGTTCATAGAACTTGCAAGATCTGTTTATATTACTAATGATAAAAGATTTGAAATTAAAAATCAAATCAATCAAAAGTCAAATTCGAATCTCAAAGAAGAAAAGTCGTATGCCAAATACAATTGATATATCAGATATAACATTTCTTGGAGTGGACGGTGTTGGTAATGATGCAACTATATTGCGTTCATTAAAATACAGCAAACAATTTTTTCCAAATGCTAAAGTTAAATTTTTAACTTCAGGAAATCATCATTCAATCGATCCTGATATTGAACATGTGCAAATACGAAATCTTGGATACGATGAATTTAGCAAATTCTGTTTAACTGAATTGTATCGGTATTTTGATACTAGTTATATGATATATTGTCATGGTGATGGGTTTGCCACAAATCCAAATGCATGGACTGGTGAATTTTTAAAATATGATTATCTAGGAGCACCTTGGCCAAGATCTAATCTAGAAAGAAGTTCAAATAGATGGGAATTGGTTAAAAAAGCGTACTACGAATCACAAAAAACTTATTTTGTTGGGAATGGTGGATTTTCATTTAGATCTAAAAAATTAATGGAATCTGTAAGTCAACTGTACAAAGATGAATATTATGGTATACCAGAAGATCTTGTCATAGCAATAATCATGCGAAAACAACTGGAAAAACAAGGATTTAAATTTACAAGTGATATAGGAGTTGCTGGTAAGTTTTCATGTGAAGCACCCTTTGTAGATGGATACATACTTTCATCGGATGAGAGTTTTGGATTCCATTGTGGTGGAACTCATCCCCACAAAGTGAAATTATTGGAGACTGTATGAAGGTTTTAATTACTGGTGTTGCTGGTCTTTTAGGTTCTCGTCTTGCTGATTGGTTGATTGAGAATGACAAAGCAACGGTGTATGGTATTGATGATCTTTCTGGTGGATACATCCAGAATGTAAATTCTAAAGTTGTTTTTTACAACTACGACCTTACAAGCAATAGCAAAAAAATAGAATATCTTTTCAAGGAACATAAGTTTGATTATGTCTTTCATTTTGCCGCATATGCTGCTGAAGGGTTAAGTCCTTTCATTCGTCAATATAATTATGAAAATAATCTGATTGCAACTACAAAGTTGATCAATCTTAGCATCAAGCACAAGATCAAGAGATTTGTATTTACATCGACCATGGCAGTTTATGGCAATGGTGAAGTTCCCTTCAAGGAATCGCATCAGCAAGCACCAATAGATCCATATGGCATTGCAAAATATGCGTGTGAGATGGATCTCCATGTTGCAGGAGAACAGCATGGTCTTGATTGGTGTATCTTTAGACCTCACAATGTATATGGTGTCAATCAAAACATCTGGGACAAGTATAGAAATGTTTTAGGTATTTGGATGTATCAGCATCTTAACGGTATGCCAATGACGATCTATGGTGATGGAGAGCAAACCAGAGCATTTAGTTATATTGATGACTGTGTTCCATACTTTTGGATGGGTGCTATTGAAGATAAGGCATCAAAGCAAATATTCAATATTGGTGGAGATGATCATATTTCTATAAATGATGCTTGCAATTTGTTAATTGATGTGATAGGATCTGGAACCAAACAACATCTTGAACAACGACATGAAGTAAAACATGCATGGGTGACGCATGATAAGATCAAGGATGTTCTTGGATATAAGCAAGTAACAACTCTAAAAGACGGATTGAGTAAGATGTGGGAGTGGGCAAAAACTCAACCAATGCGTGAAAGAAAACTATGGTCGAAGTATGAATTAGATGTGGGCATTTACAACTATTGGAAAGTGAAATAATATGGCACAAGGTGTACATAAAATTACAGAACAGTTCGAGGAAAAGGTAGCAGAATATACTGGTGCGCCTTATGCTGTTGCTCTTGACAACATGAGTAACGCATTGTTTCTTGCTTTGTATTATGAGAAAGTTCAAGGACTTGAGATCACAATACCAGCAAGAACTTATATGTCAGTTCCCTGTGAAATTATTCATGCTGGTGCAAAAGTAAAATTTGAACCAGTCGAAGGAACCAAGATCAAAGGTGGGTATCAACTAAAACCAACAAAGGTTTGGGATTGCGCATTGCAATTCACAACAAACATGTATGTGCCAAATACACATATGTGTTTATCTTTCACTGGACCATATAAGCATCTTAAATTGGGCAAGGGTGGCATGATAATTACTGATGATGTGGATGCGTACAAGTGGTTCAAGAAAGCAAGATTTAGTGGAAGAAATGAGTGTTCTTATCACGAAGATACATTTGATATGTTGGGGTGGAACTTCTATATGATGCCAGAGATTGCTGCCCGTGGTCTTCTTCTGATGACACAGTTTTATAATCTTGATGGCACTCCAAAACACAATCCAGATCTTGAATTACCATATCCAGATCTTTCAAAGCATCCAGTATATACAGATAGTAAATAATGATTCATATATTTTTTAGACATTATAATGTTGGTGGAAGCAATAATGCTGCAAGACAAGACAATCGTTATCAAGCACGATCTGCTCGTCGTTGGGGAAATGTAGACAATTGGTTTAATTATGAAAAAGTATTTTTAAATCTTCTTCGTACTACTGCTGGTGCTAATGTTAAGATTAATGTTGTTATGGATGGCATCATCGAAGAAAATTGGATTGCAAAATACAAAAATAAATTTACACCATATGAAATTGTCGGTGGAACTGATTTTGCGTCATTTTTTCCAACAATGGATATTGTAAAAAATGATACATCTATTCGACAAAATGATATAGTTTATCTTTTAGAAAATGATTATCTTCATGTTGATGGATGGGTTTCAAAGGTAGAAGAACTCTACACAATGTACAATGATAATGTAAGTTATGTTTCACTATACGATCATTTGGATAAATACATTTATGATCATTATTCGCATTTGAGGGAAAAGATTATTATAACCAGAACCCATCACTGGAGAACTACCCCAAGCACAACGGGAACATTCATGTTAAGTAAGAAAATCTTCGATGAGGATTATGATGTTCATTCGACACGAAAAGAAGATCATGGTAAATTTGTATGGTTACAAGAAAATAGAAAAAGATTTCTGTTGACTCCTATCCCTGGATTATCAACTCATTGTGTTGGAGAATGTTCACCCACAATTGATTGGCAAGCAATTAGCGATAGAGAGGTAATACAGTGAATACAGTTGAAGAATCGTATCGTGCATTGTCTTTGAGTGCATCGGATATAAATGATGCTTGCAATTTGTTAATTGATGTGGTAGGATCAGGTACTAAACAGCATCTCGAACAGAGACATGAAGTAAAACATGCATGGGTGACGCATGATAAGATCAAGGATGTTCTTGGATATAAGCAAGTGACATCTTTAAAAGATGGATTGGGTAAAATGTGGGAATGGGCAAAGACCCAACCCATGCGGGAGAGAAAGTTATGGGATAAGTATGAATTGGATAAAGGAATTTACAACTATTGGAAAGTGAAATAAAAATGAATAAACCAAATTTAAAACAAGAAAGAATGCATGGAATGGGAGATGCTGGTGGAGTTAATTATATAGAAGGATTAGATGAACTTTGTTTATTTTTTAAAATGAACAAAAATCATAAAGTTCTAGAATTAGGTTGTAATGATGGAGTTAGCACATCTTTATTTGCATACTATGCTGATGTTGTTGATACTGTTGATATAGTTTTAACAGAAAAAATGAAAAATATTTTAAATTTTCATAAAAACATTAATTTTAAACAAGGAAGTATTTCTCAGATAGTTCCAAATTTAATTGATGATTATTATGATTTTATTTATATTGACGCAGATCATTCTTTTCATTCTGTAGTACATGATATAAATGTTAGTCTTCCAAAATTAAAAAAAACTGGAATAATGTCTGGACATGATTATATACCAGATAGTCCAACATTATTTGGAGTAAGTCAAGCAGTAAATAGTTTATTTAATATTGAAAAAATTAAAGTTTTTTCTGATTATAGTTGGGCAATTATTGGAGAATAAAATTCATGAAATGTTTAGTAATTGCAATGGTCTTACTATACTGAAACGAGTTGGTTCATGATAGATTTATCAAAAGTAACTTTAGTCACTATAGATGGTACTGGCAAAGATACTTCCAAACTTATTGAAGTAATCGATATCTGCACTCGTAAAATAAACTTTGGGTCTGTTATTTTGATTACAGCAGATCCAGACATTCAGACTACTGCTAAAGTGACAATTCATACAATTGACAAGATGTCATATCCAGAGTATAATACATTTTGTATAACGGATTTGAATAAATATGTCAATACAGAATTTTGTTTGATTGTTCAGACTGATGGATTTATCTGCAAACCAACAAACTGGACAGATGAATTTTATAACTATGATTACATCGGTTGTCCGTGGATGGATGCCGAACCTGGATATTTTCCTTGGGTTACTGAACCAAAGTATCAAGTTGGTTGTGGTGGATTTTGTTTCCGTAGTAAGAAATTACTACAAACAGGAGCAAATATAAGCAGGGAATTTATCTCAAGAATGACACACGCAGGAATGGGTGAGGATGTAATCATATGTGTATCACTGAGGGATTATTTTGAAAAAATGGATTGTAAGTTTCCAACAGGAGAATTTGCAAAGAAGTTTGCACTAGGGAGTGCTCCGCTAAAGGAAAATCAATTGGAAACTACATTTGGATTCCACAGCAATGAATATATGTCGGAAGTTAAAAAAATGATTGAAAGATGGGATGAATATGAAATTACAAGAAATACTAACAGAGGAAATTAATTTATGAAAGTTAGACCAATGCGACCACTTGAAGGTGTACAAGGATTGATTGATATTTGCGATTTTGTTTCTAGTAACATTAAAGTAGAAACTGCTTTAGAGTTGGGATCATATATTGGAGAATCAACTGTTACATTTGCTAAAAATTTTAAAGATTTAAAAATTTTGTATGCAGTCGATCCGTTTAGTTTAAATTTTAATTCTGATAATTTATTTGATGAAGAAAATATAGAAGGAATAATGAACATTTTCTATAAAAATATTGAACAATATCCATCAATCAAGCATATTAGAAAAGATTCAGAAAACGCATCAAAAGATTTTGAAAATAAAATTTTTGATTTCATTTATATTGATGGTTGTCACTCATTTGATTGTGTGATGAAGGATGTTAAATATTGGAAACCAAAAGTAAAAGAAAATTGTTATATGTCATTCCATGACATTGATTGGTATGAAGTTGTATCTGCATTATCTTTACATTTTGATATCGATAACGGGTATATGACCAAAGACAACAGCATTACTTTTAGAGTTCAATAAAATTAAGAGGAATAAAAATGCAAAGAAAAATATATGATTGTTTTCAATTTTTTAACGAATTGGATATTCTTGATATTAGATTAAATGAATTGGATTCTCAAGTTGACTATTTTGTTATTGTTGAAGCAGAATTGAGTCATCAGTTAAAACCAAAACCATTATATTTTAAAGAAAATAAAGAAAGATATTCTAAATTCTTGCATAAGATCATTCATGTTGTTGTGCCAGCAGATAAATTTGTATCGAATACGGTTCAGCATTTTGCTCATCATAATGATCAAATTCAAAGAAATTCTTTGAGAAATGGAATAGAAAATGCCAATGATGAAGATTTTATTATTATATCTGATTTAGATGAAATTGTTTCTAGTAAAAAAATACAAGATTATAAAAATTCACAGTATTGGGAATCTCCAATACCTGTTATATTTGAACAAAATTTTTATTTATGGTATTTGAATGCAAGAGCAGACGGATTCCCTTGGATTAATTCTGGAATGTGTTTAAAGAAAGATTTAGAGGAAATTGGAACAAGAGGATTCAAGGATAACAAAACTTGTTTTACATTTCCTAGAATTAAAGATGGTGGTTGGCATTTTTCTTATATTGGAAATCCTAATACTGTAAAAACAAAACTTGATAATTTTGCACATACAGAATTCTCTCATCTAACTATTGATGACTTAAAAAAGAATAGAGAAAATTTAATCGACCCATTAGGGAGAAAAGACGAAGGTATAAATATAGTTGTAGACTCAATACAGACTATGCCACAGTATGTGCAGGATAATATAGAAAAATTCAAGGACTTTTTAATATGAAAAATATATTGGTTTTGGGTGGTGGGGGATTTATTGGTTCTCATCTCGTTAAACGACTTAAAAATGAAGGAAATTATGTAAAGGTATGTGATCTTAAATATCCAGAATATTCTGCAAGCACAGCAGATGATTTTATGATTGGAGATTTGCGCGATCAAGTGGTGTGCGACAAACTCTTTAATATGCATTATGACGAGGTTTATCAACTCGCTGCTGATATGGGTGGTGCAGGATATATCTTCACTGGAGAGAATGATGCAAATGTAATGCATAATTCCGCTCTTATCAATTTAAATATTGTTGAGCGTTGTATGCGTACTGGAGTAGGAAGAGTGTTTTATTCTTCATCTGCTTGCATGTACCCTGCATACAACCAGGAAGATCCAAATAATCCAAAGTGTTCAGAATCTTCCGCATACCCTGCTGCACCAGATAGTGAGTATGGATGGGAGAAACTTTTCAGCGAAAGACTTTATCTATCTTATGCTCGCAATCATAAGTTGAATGTAAGGATTGCAAGATATCATAATATCTTTGGACCAGAAGGCACATGGAAGGGTGGCAAGGAGAAAGCACCAGCGGCACTTTGCCGTAAGGTTATAGAAGCAAAAAATGGCACGATTGATGTGTGGGGTACTGGAGAACAAACTCGGTCATTCCTATATATCGATGAGTGTGTTGAAGCAACTCTAAGATTGATGCGATCAGATTTTTCTGGTCCAGTGAATATTGGTTCAGAGGAAATGATAACAATTAATAATCTAGCAAAGATGGTTATTGATATCTCTGGAAAAGATGTTAAGATACACAATGTGAAAGGACCAGTTGGAGTTATGGGTAGAAATTCTGATAATAAACTCTATAAGGAAAAGATTGGTTGGGAACCATCGCAACCACTTTCTGTTGGTATTGAGAAAACTTACAAATGGATTGAAACTCAGCATGAGGATTGTTCGTCATTTACTAGCGTTCCAGTTCATGCAAATTCCGCACAACTGGACATGGAAGATAAACATAGAAAGTAAAATGCATTACATCATCGTATATGAAGATGGTAAACCATTCTTGTCAATACCGACATATGAAAAGAATGTTGATGTGGACAAGATAGTCAAAGACTACAGATTGAATAAAACTGTAGTAATCAAAGTAGAAGAACAAGATAAATTTATAGGATGGTAAACAATGAAAATTGTATTTTTTAATCATCACCCAGATGAAATGTATTGGCATATTAAAACTTTTGAAGCACTTGGTCATGATTGTCATGTTGCTACTAGAAAATTAACACTAGAATGTGGAGAGAATTATTGCTCTTTTGACGAAGAGGGGCATGTTCAAAAAGGTCCAGTATTCTATAAATGGGAACATCTTCACCCAGACATGAACTTGAAATTTACTGACACTATTCATGGATTTGATGCTGCTGTTACAATCAGTGGAAAGATTCCATATGTGCTCGCACCAAAAATGAAAGTCTTTGCTTGCGTAGTAGTTAAGTTTGATATTGATAAGTTTAATGGTGTGGATAATATCATCAAGATCATAGCACATCCAGATGCTAAACAATGGAATGGACATTTTGTTCCAAAGTTTGTTCCGCAATATGGAAAGATCGGTCCACAGACTTATATCAGTCAGTTGATGGAGAGATATTATACCATGTATCTTGCAGACTTGATGAAGTTGAAGCAAGAAGGATTCCCAGTCATTGTTTCTGGTGCAATCGAAGCACCAGATGGAGTTGTTCACGATCTTCGTCTATTGGAACAAACTAGATTTCTAGTTCACGACAAGGCATATGGGATTTCATGTGGTGCTGTTCTCAAAGCATTGGACTCTGGATGTAAAATTTATATGACAAAGAAAAATAGAATTGAAACTGGTCTTTCTGATATTCCAGATGAATGTTTCATATTTAATGATGATATATCAATTAAAGATGCATACGATAAGTATGCTGATTATGATAAATCTCATATTCAAACCTTGTTTAGAAATGTGAGAAATTTAGATAATGCTGTCAACCATTTATCCAATTTACTAAAATGATATCGGTATTTGGATCTAGTGGATTTATTGGGTCTAGATTTGTTGATACATTCAAAGACAAATGTATCGCTATACCTAGAGAATGTAATACACCACAATCTAATACTGTTCTTTATTTAATAAGCACAGTTGATAATTATAATGTATATACAGATCCATATTTGGATGTTAATACAAATCTCATAAAACTAATAAATGTTCTTGAACAGTGTAAAAACTTTTCAGAACCATTAACATTTAATTTTATCAGTTCTTGGTTTGTGTATGGAAAGACTAATGAATTTCCAGCAAAGGAAACTTCAATTTGCAATCCCAGAGGATTTTATTCGATTACTAAATATGCAGCAGAAAGAATGGTTGAATCTTATTGTGAAACTTTTAACATCAACTATAAGATAATGCGATTGACCAATATAATTGGTCCTGGTGACAAAAAAGTATCCAATAAGAAGAATGCATTGCAATATATGTTCAATCAGTTGAAATCCAATGATCAGGTCAAATTGTATAATAATGGAGAAGTTATTAGAGATTATATGGGTGTTGATGATTGTTGTAATGCTATAATGACATGTATTGATAATGCAGATAATAAATCCATAACAAATATTTCCAATTCAGAACCAACAAAGATAAAAGATATAATCAATTATGCTAAAGTTAAGTTAAATTCTCAAAGTGAAATATTATCAATAGATACACCACAATTTCATAAAACTGTTCAAATTGAGAACATGTATCTTGACAATACCGCTCTTTGTATGCTAGGATATACACCAAAAAGCACTGTGTATCAGTGCGTAGATTCTATATTGAAAATAAACAATGATTAATTTAAACACTGATAATCTTATTAAAGAAAAGTTATCAAAATTGATAACAGAGATTGTGATTTCATCTAAAAAAGAATGGATTCCAGGTATTGATTGGATTTCATATGCTGGATCTTTTATGGATGAAAACGAGTATATTGCTGCCGTCGAATGCCTATTGGATGGTTGGTTTGCTCTCGGTGAAAATGGTATTAAATTTGAAAGACAATTTAAATTTCATATAGGGAAAAATTATGGGTTATTGACGAATAGTGGATCTAGTGCAAATTTATTGATGGTTTCTGCGCTTAAATCTAAAAATTTATACAATTTGCCAGTAGGATCAAAAATAATAACTCCATGTGCTGGATTTCCAACAACAGTAAATCCAATATTGCAAAATGGTTTTGTTCCTGTTTTTGTGGATATAGAAATTGAGACTCTTAATATTGATTTGGATCAATTTGAAAAGGCAGCAAAAGATGGAGCAAGTGCAGTAATTTTTGCACATGTTTTAGGTAATCCTCCAAACATGGATCGTGTTATGGAGATCGTAGACAAATATAATCTTATTTTACTTGAAGATTGTTGTGATGCTCTTGGTAGTTCTTTTGATGGTAAACTTTTGGGATCGTTTGGTCAATTTGCATCATGTTCTTTTTACCCAGCACACCATATTACAATGGGAGAAGGTGGATTTGTTGGATGTAGAACAGAAGAACAAGAAACAGTAATTAGAAGTATTCGTGATTGGGGTAGAGGTTGCTATTGCTCTGGTAAAGGTTCTGCTTGCCTGAAGAATGGAATGTGTAAAAAGAGATTCAGCAATTGGTTGCCAGATATGCCAGATGTAATTTTTGATCACAAATATATTTACGATGAAATTGGTTATAATTTAAAACCACTAGATTTGCAAGCAGCTATTGGTCTAGTTCAGATTAAAAAAATACCTGAAATTATAAAAATAAGAAAGAATAATTTTAACAGATTATATTCTATATTTTCGAAATATGAAACAATATTTCATTTGCCCAAAGCAACTCAAAATTCAGATCCTTCATGGTTTGCATTTCCATTGACCGTGAGGGATGGTGTTCAGTTAAATAGATCTGATTTTACTTTATATCTTGAAAATTGTAAAATACAGACTAGAAATTATTTTGGTGGTAATTTATTACTTCAACCAGCTTATCGTGGATTGTATAGTGGAAACGCAATGATAGATTTTCCAGTTGCAACAAAAATTACAAAAGATACTTTCTTTTTAGGTACAAGTCCAGTAATTTCAGATCAACAACTTGTCTACATAGAAGAGAAAGTGAATGAATATTTTCAGTCAGTCAAGTTTTAAGAGTATTAATTATGAAACCAAAAATTGCACTATCTATGATCGTTAAGAATGAATCTCATATTATTCATGAGTGTTTGAATTCTATTTACAAGTACATTGATTACTGGATTGTTTCCGATACTGGATCCACCGATGGAACTCAAGATATCATTAAGAATTTCTTTGCAGAAAAAGGAATTCCTGGTGAGATTCATCAAGATGAGTGGAAGAACTTTGGTCACAATAGAACACAGGCACTTCGCCATTGTGATGGTAAGTGTGATTATATCTGGATGATTGATGCGGATGACTGCATAGAAGGTGATTTTAAATTTCCATTAGAAATGACAGCAGATGGATATGTGATTCGCATGGGTCGCGAAGATTTCTCTTGGTGGAGAACTCAAATTTTCCGAATGGATGCCAAGTGGGAATACAAAGGTGTTCTTCACGAATATCCAGCATGTGCTAAAGAACAACCAATGCTTACAAAGATTGAAGGAAAGTATAATCTCAATGCACGAACTCTTGGTGCAAGAAATGTTGGAATTACTCCAGTAGAAAAATACAAGAGAGATGCCGATATGCTTGAAATTGCAATGGTGGATGAACCAACCAACACTAGGTATCAATTCTATCTTGCACAATCGTATTTTGATTCTCAGCAATGGGAAAAGTCTGAGGCAGCATATAAGAAGCGTGCTGAAATGGGTGGATGGGCAGAGGAAGTTTATTACGCACTTTATCGTGTTGCTGTTTGTCGCGCAATGTTGGATAGACCGTGGCCTGAGATTCAAGCATCATTCCTTGATGCATATAATTATCGTCCAATTCGTTCCGAACCGTTGGTCCATATTTCCCAAGTTCTTCGTCAAAAATATAATCAACCAGCAGCTGCATTTGTGTTTGCACGAATGGCAGCAGAAATGCCACTACCTCAAGGTGAGATTCTATTTGTTCCTGATGCCATTTATAACTTTGTGGCATTAGATGAACTTGGAGCAACAGCATTTGCTGCTGGTAGACCAGAACTTGGATTTCTTGCGTGTAAGAAACTTTTGGAAGAAAATAGACTACCAAAGGGCGAAATTGACAGAGTTCAGCAAAATTATAATCAATATAAAACAATTCTTGAACAAATAGATCAACAACGAAAACAATACGAAGCACACATACAAAAAACACAACCAGTTCCTGAAATTAAATCCCAAAAATTTAAGGAACGAAAGAAACAAAAAGTTAAATAATTTTGTATAAATAGTGCTATAGTAAACTATGGCATTTCCAATAAATCCAATTTCAGGAACCACACACGGCGTTAATAGTCGTGTGTGGTCATATAATGGCATCGCGTGGGATAGACTAGATCTAGGAACTAGCACAGGGGGTTCTGGTGGTATTAGTGGTCCTTATGTAATATCCATAAACGGATTCATTGGTGGGGTCACGCTCTCAGCGGGGTCTGGTATCACTCTAAGTGGTACTGGTGGAATTATAACAATTTCCACTACTGGTACTGCTGGTCAAGGAACAATATTCTATTATCAAGCTACTGGTCCAAGTTCTGGTATAACTACTGGCGACAGGTGGATGGATTCCGATACAGGAATTGAATTTGTATACATCAACGATGGCAATTCTCCACAATGGGTTCAACCATTAAATGCTGGAACCGTGGGACCAGCAGGTGCAGCAGGAAATACTGGTAATACTGGAAATACTGGTATTCAAGGAAATACTGGTAATACTGGAAATACTGGTTCTCCAGGTATTCAAGGCAACACTGGTAATACTGGAAATACTGGTTCTCCAGGTATTCAAGGAAATACAGGTAATACTGGTGCTACAGGTATTCAAGGAAATACTGGTAATACTGGTTCTCCAGGTATTCAAGGAAATACAGGTAATACTGGTTCTCCAGGTATTCAAGGAAATACTGGTAATACAGGAAACAATGGAAACACAGGAAACACAGGTAATACTGGAAACACTGGTAATACTGGTAACAATGGAAACACAGGTGCTACTGGTTATGGATATACTGCTGCTGGTATTTCTGGTGGGTTCCTTTGGATATCGCCAGTAGATGAATTTGGTATTCGTGGAGCATCATTCTCCATTGGATATGTTCAAGGTAATACAGGTAATACAGGAAACAATGGAAACACAGGTAATACTGGAAACACTGGTAACAATGGAAACACAGGTGCTACTGGATCTGGTTATACTGGAATTGGTATATCTGGTGGATTCTTGTGGATATCACCAGTAAATAATTCTGGTAAAGGTGCTTCTTTTAGTATAGGATATGTTCAAGGAAATACTGGTAATACAGGAAACAATGGAAACACAGGAAACACAGGTAATACTGGAAACACTGGAAACACAGGTTCAACTGGTGCTACTGGTTATGGATATACTGCTGCTGGTATTTCTGGTGGGTTCCTTTGGATATCGCCAGTAGATGGATTTGGTATTCGTGGAGCATCATTCTCTATAGGATATGTTCAAGGAAATACTGGTAATACAGGAAACACTGGTAATACAGGAAATACTGGAAATACAGGAAACACAGGTAATACAGGTGCTACTGGTAACACAGGTTCAACTGGTGCTACTGGTTATGGATATACTGCCGCTGGTCTTTCTGGTGGATTCTTGTGGATATCACCTATAGATGGATTTGGTATTCGTGGAGCATCATTCTCTATAGGATATGTTCAAGGTAATACTGGTAATACAGGTGCTACTGGTCAAGCACCAATATTCTATTATCAAGCTACTGCTCCGACTTCTGGTATAACGACTGGCGACAGGTGGATGGATTCCGATACAGGAATTGAATTTGTATATATCTACGATGGTAACTCTCCACAATGGGTACAACCATTAAATGCTGCATCTCAAGGTAGTCAATATCTCTACGAGTTGACTCCCGCTTCCGCTACTGCGACAGGAACAAAAGGAGACATTGTTTACGACACAAACTACATCTATGTCTGCATAGCAACTGACACTTGGAAGCGGACAGCAATTTCTACTTGGGTGTGATCGTTATGGACTATAAATATTAAAGGATAATACATGCCATTAGATTTCCCTCCATCCCCAGCACCGAATTATATTTATACCTTTGGCACTTCTTCTTGGAAGTGGACTGGTGATTCGTGGACAGTTTATTCTACTCCACTTTTGGGTAACACTGGTGCTACTGGCAACACAGGTGCTACTGGTCCAGTTGGTGATTATGTAATTACATTCAATGGAAGAACTGGTAACATTCAAGGTGTGACATCAATCAATGGTGCTACAGGTACTATAATAAATGTGGCATTTACAAATCTAGGAAATACCTTTACTGTCAGACAGGTAATGAATGCTGGTCTTACGACTTCTTCTATAAATGTTGCTGGTGTAGCATCATTCAATCCATCAAACAGCGGACAGAATACTTTAGGCGGAACAAGTACCACTCTTGCATCAACTGCCACGACAGTTCAGAATACAGCAGCACTGCTGACTATTTCAACCACTTTCTTACCAGGAAACAATGCTACGCTCAGACTACAGGGATCTGATGGAAGTGGTGAAACTTCATATACTAATGATATTAAACCCCAGACTACACAGACTGGAAATTTAACACATACTCTGCCAGCGACTACAGGAACATTACTGAATGATAAATTACAGTATGTTGCTTCAATAAATGGAAGAACGGGTGACATTCAAGGTGTGACATCAATCAATGGTGCTACAGGTACTATAATAAATGTGGCATTTACAAATCTTGGAAATACCTTTAGTGTTTGTCAAGTATTCAATGCTGGCATAACCGCCTCTGGTGGAATGACATTATTTGGATCATTAAATTCTTATAGTGGAATTTCTGCTTCTGGCATCACATCAGATTCTGGGTATAAAATAACAGCTGGTGCAATCAATGCCCAAACAGTAAGTTATACTATGCTAGGATCAGACAACGGCAAAATCATAACCATGAATCCTGCTTCTACAGGAATCACACTTACTGTTCCTACTGGATTGCCCATCGGTCACACAACAACAATTATTCGTCTTAGCTCTACTCTAAATGTTGGAATAAGTGCCGCTAGTGGTGTGACAATCAATAGTTTCCAGAATCAGAAAAATATTGCTGGTCAACATGCTGCTGTAAGTTTGATTTCTTATACCACCGATACATTCAATCTTGCAGGAGGACTGACAGGATGATACTTCCTAATTGTCGTCCTGCATATTTAACACCAATACAGATCAAAGGATCCAATACTCCAGCAGCAGTGAATTGGACCAATATAAGATTTACCGCGTCTTCGGGAACACATCAATTCACAGAACAGCAAATAACAGGAATTTCAACTCCTATAGTTTTAAGTGTGAATGGAGCATGGGGATCCAATAGTACATTATATTATCGTGTTGCTCCAACTACAACGCCATTGCCAAACCCTTTACTCAATAAAGATGTATTTGTAGGAGTAACAGCATTTGATTACGCTGTAGGATTTGGATCATCCTCACAAGGATTCACTGCATGTCTTCCATTCAATAGTACTGGAAGCACTTTTGCAGTGAATAATAATGATTTTGTTGCATTTATATGCTGGGGTGCTGATCAGGCGCCTGGTCCATCAGTTATATTCCCAACATGGACAGTTACAGTCAATAACGAATCTGCTGGTGCAGCTACTTTGGATACTTTTGACGCAATAACAAATCCATAAATATAACGGAGAAATTATATGCCAGCATCACGGTACGATATTCAAGCAGATCAGGGAGCAACATTCAAGTTGCATTTGCATTATAAATTTTCTGGTGGAACTGGAATTGATATTGGAAACTTTACAGGAAGAATGCAAGTCCGAAGATCCTCAAAAGATCCAAATGTTATTTTATTCTTAACTCAAAATGGTGTTACTGGTGGTGGTATTACTGGAGAATTTGCTATTGGTAGTGGAATTGCTGGTAGTGGTGGAATTAGTTTCAATACTTCTATTTCTGGAGCAACAGCATTTACTGGTGGAATATTTCTAAGAGTTGATGCTGATACTATGACTAATGTTCCAAATGGAAAGCATTTTTATGATCTTGAATTAAAGAATTCGCTCAATGAAGTGATGAGACTTATGGAAGGTTCATTTGAAGTCTCAAGAGAAATTACGAGAACATAACAGATGGCAGAAGAGAAACCAATACTGGTAGTAACTCAAATTCCTCCGAACACAATTGTTACGGAGAGTTCTGCTAATAACTTAGTAGTCAATAACACATTACCATCCACAGTATTGATTGCTGCTGCATTGGGGCCAGCAATTGCTGGTGGTGCTGGTGCTCAAGGTATAAGAGGAACTACAGGTGCTACTGGTGCTACTGGTTCTGGTTATACTGCAATTGGTCTTTCTGGTGGGTTTCTTTGGGTTTCTCCTGTAAGTAATACTGGAGTTCGTGGAGCATCATTTTCCATTGGATATGTTTTAGGATCAACTGGTAACACTGGAAATACTGGTATTCAAGGTAACACTGGTAACACTGGTAATACTGGTTCTCCAGGTATTCAAGGAAATACAGGTAACACTGGTAACACTGGAAATACTGGTTCTCCAGGTATTCAAGGTAACACTGGTAATACTGGAAACACTGGTTCTGATGGTTCTCCAGGTATTCAAGGAAATACAGGTAATACTGGTTCTCCAGGTATTCAAGGTAACACTGGTAATACTGGAAACACTGGTGCTCCAGGTATTCAAGGTAACACTGGTAATACTGGTTCTCCAGGTATTCAAGGAAATACAGGTAATACTGGAAACACTGGTTCTCCAGGTATTCAAGGAAATACAGGTAATACTGGTTCTCCAGGTATTCAAGGTAACACTGGTAATACTGGTAATACTGGTTCTCCAGGTATTCAAGGAAATACAGGTAATACTGGTTCTCCAGGTATTCAAGGAAATACAGGTAATACAGGTAATACTGGAAACACTGGTGCTCCAGGTATTCAAGGAAATACAGGTAATACTGGTTCTCCAGGTATTCAAGGAAATACAGGTAACACTGGTAATACAGGTATTCAAGGAAATACAGGTAACACTGGTAATACAGGTAATACTGGTTCTCAAGGTCCATCTGGTGGTGTTAATTTTGCTTTTGGTGCAACTGCTCCTTCCAACCCAACTGGTGGAGATCAATGGTTAGATAGCAATACTGGAGCATTGCTCACTTATTTTTATGACGGAAATTCTTCTCAATGGGTTCAATTCCTTAAAGGAATTCCTGGTCCTCAAGGAGCAACTGGTCCGAGCGGAGTAGTCTCTGGTGATTATGTTGCTTTGTTCAATGGAAAAACTGGAAATGTTGGTATTTCTGCTGGATCGTTCATAACAATCACTCAAACAGGAAACACATTTACAATATCTTCTAGTGTAGGAACTGTTGCAGGTTCTACAGGAAATACTGGTGCTACTGGTTCTCCAGGTATTCAAGGTAACACTGGTAACACTGGTAATACAGGTATTCAAGGTAACACTGGTAACACTGGTAATACAGGTATTCAAGGTAACACTGGAAATACTGGTAACACTGGAAATACAGGTATTCAAGGTAACACTGGTAATACTGGTAACACTGGAAATACAGGTATTCAAGGTAACACTGGTAACACTGGTAACACTGGTATTCAAGGTAACACTGGTAACACTGGAAATACAGGTATTCAAGGTAATACTGGAAATACTGGAGCATGTGGTCCAACCGATATACGATCAACAAATTCAGCATCCACATTCTATCCATTATTTGCTGGAGGTTCTGGAAATACTTACATTTATATTGATGATGTCACTACACCATTTACATATGTCCCAAGTAGTGGTGCATTAACAGCAAAGATATTCGCCATAGCAACTGGAGTTAATTCATCCTCATTGAACGCAACCTATGTTGAATTTAATACTAGTACAGACTCATCAAGTGTTTCTGCTACCAATATTGGTAATGTTGGATCATCACCATTTACAGTTCAATCAAATGTTAAATTAAAATTAACTGCTCCAACTATAGAATTTTATGGATCTGGTTGGGGATATACATTCCCTGCATCAAATGGAACTACTGGTCAAGCATTACTGACAAGAGGTGATGCTGGACTTTATTGGGGAACGGTTTCTACATCTGGTGGTAGTGGAACAACTCTATTTGCTGGAAGAGGAATTACTCTAACTACAGCATCCGCAGGAACTACAGTTGCTACTATTCTAGGAATGACCAGTGCGAATGATGGATTCTTGATTTCTGGTGGTATAACCCAAAGAACTCTTGGATTTAGTGGTGGTGATGTGACAATTGAAGGTGGAACATTTGCATCAGTAATAACATTCCCAACTGTATCTACAACACTTGTTGGAATTCACAATGCAGTAACTTCGTTCAATGGATCAACTGGTGATATTACATTCGCTGGTGGTGTTACTGGAGTGAATGGTAAAACTGGAAATGCTTTTGTGTTTGAATATTATCTAGGGTTTACTTCCACCGTAAACACTTCAACATATCCAGAAGGTGGAACTGCTAATTATGCGTCAAATCAACCAGTATATTACAGTTCCTCACCATTTAATGATATAATATCATCGGGTAGAGCAAAACCAAATAGAGTTTATTTTAATCCATTTGTAATTCCAACCCAAACAACAATACAAATATTGCGACTTAGTGGATATCAAAACGGATTATGTGGTGGAACTGGAAATGTATTTTTAGGAATATATAATGCAAATTCTTATGGTATGCCAAAAGACAAACTATATTCGTCCAGCAGTCTAGTAGTATTAAGTGATTTTGCCAATACTCATGATTATAATCCTTCTGGATTGATTACTCTATCTCCTGGATATTATTATCTTGCAGCAGTATTTAATAATAATCCTACACTATATTCGTTTACTACTGGAGCGCAAACCAGTACAAGTCCATTTGGATCTCAAAATCTTGCTGGTGGATATCAGAACCGAGCTATTATTATAGATCAGGGTGGATTTACCTTACCGATAAGTGGAATCACTAGTGGTGCTAGATTTGTTGATTATAGCGTTGGTGGAACATATACAAATCTTATGGTAAGTCCACTAATAGAATTTAGGATTCTATAATGAAAGTATTCAAACAATACAGTTTCAACGAACTCACACAAGAATCAACTTTAATAGATGATAGAGATTTTTATCATTGTAAACAATTTCAATTAAAAGAGCTAAGAAATATTGCTAACAAACTGATTATCTCTAGTGTTCCAGAATATAAGCAAAGAAACGCAGCACTTGGATTGCTGTCTGATGAAGAAACACAACAGATTAAAGATTCAATACAAGCAATAAGAACAATATCAAATCAAAAAGAAGCAGAGATACTCGCAGTTGTTTGGGATGGACAAGAATCCACAAGAGCAGAAGCGTGTGATATAGTTCAGAGGATATTCTGGGAATAAATAATTAAACTACCATGCCACTAGATTTTCCTTCAAATCCAACCCTCAATTTACCATACACTTTCAACGGAACTCAATGGAAGTGGAATGGTTCTGCTTGGTTGATTGTTGGTGATAATTTTGGTACTACAGGAGCAACAGGACCAGCTGGAAATACTGGAAACACTGGTAATAATGGAACAACAGGTAACACTGGTGCTACGGGATCTGGTTATACTGCTGCTGGTCTTTCTGGTGGATTCTTATGGATAACTCCAGTTTTATCTTCTGGTATACTTGGAGCATCATTCTCCATTGGATATGTTATTGGTTCAACTGGAGCAACTGGAAGAACGGGAACAACGGGAAATACAGGAGCAACAGGATCTGGGTATACTGCTATTGGTATTTCTGGTGGATTTCTTTGGATATCACCAGTAGACAGTAGTGGAATCCAAGGTGCTTCATTCTCTGTGGGTAGAGTTCAAGGAACAACTGGATCTACTGGTCCTACTGGATCTACAGGTGCTACAGGTAATAATGGAACAACAGGTAACACTGGTGCTACGGGATCTGGTTATACTGCCGCTGGTCTTTCTGGTGGATTCTTATGGATATCTCCAGTATTGAATGATGGAACTAGAGGTGCATCATTCTCTATAGGATATATTTTAGGAACAACAGGTAATACTGGAAACACTGGTAATAATGGAACAACAGGTAACACTGGTGCTACGGGATCTGGTTATACTGCTGCTGGTCTTTCTGGTGGATTCTTATGGATAACTCCAGTTTTATCTTCTGGTATACTTGGAGCATCATTCTCCATTGGATATGTTATTGGTTCAACTGGAGCAACTGGAAGAACTGGTACTACTGGATCTACAGGTGCTACGGGATCTGGTTATACGGCTATTGGTATTTCTGGTGGATTTCTTTGGATATCACCAGTAGATAATTTTGGTATTCGCGGAGCATCATTCTCTATAGGATATGTTCAAGGAAATACTGGAAACACTGGTAATACAGGTAATAATGGAAGTACAGGTAATACTGGAAACACTGGTAATACAGGTAATAATGGAAGTACAGGTAATACTGGAAACACTGGTAACAATGGAAATACTGGCAACACTGGTGCTACAGGATCTGGATATACTGCTATAGGATTATCTGGTGGATTCTTGTGGATATCACCAGTAGATGGATTTGGTATTCGTGGAGCATCATTCTCCATTGGATATGTTCAAGGTAATACAGGTAATACAGGAAATGACGGAACACCTGGAACAATTAGTGGTTCATATGTTCAGACCATAAATGGATTTACGGGTGGTGTTACATTGGCACAAGGAACCAATGTTACAATAAATTCTGTTGGAAATATAATAACAATCAACTCATCTGGAGCTGGGGGTGGAGTAGATGGAGTTTCTACATATGATGGTAGAACTGGTAATATTTTCACACCACCATTAATTTTATACGCATTAGGAATAATTTAAGGAAAATACAATGGCAACAACCGCACAATTTGTCGCATCACCTATAATTGATATCACACAAATTGGTCCTACAGCAAATACTGGAAGAACTGGTGGTGGAACTATTGGTACTGATATATTTTTAGTATGTTCTGGACCAACATTCTCTGGTGGATCTGGTGTTGGAAAAAGAATCACTCGCGGAGTAATTCATGGGGTCAGTGGAACTTCTAGCGGAATTGTAAGATTTTTTCTATCTCCAGACAGTGGAACAACGCGAAGAGTCATATTGGAAAAACCAGTATATGGCACAACAGTTTCTTCCACTACTTCAGCATATAGAACAGAAATTCCAGAATTAGTTGGAATGGTAGTTCCAGGTGTAAGCGGAGCAAACGCATATCAAATATATGCTTCAACTCATGTAGCGGATACCTATAATATAATTATTGAGAGTGGAGTTCTATGAATCAAGGGATATATGGATTTCCTTCTACAACTGGAATAGCATTACCAAATATAATCAGTATTACTGAATTTGACGCAAATGCATCTTACGCTATTCCGCCTACTGCTGCATCATTGCAGATTCTTTTAATTGGTGGTGCTGGTGGTGGCGGTGGTGGTGCTGCTGGAAATAATAACAATGCAGCTGGTGGTGGTGCAGGATCAGGTGGAAGCATTATATATCTTGACTGTTTGGTTGTGGAAGATCTTCCTTCAATAACACTCAATGTGACGATTGGTGCTGGTGGTGCTGGCGGTGCTAGTGCAATTCCAGGTACTAGATCTGCCACAAATGGTGGACCTGGTGGAAATTCTAGTATATCAATGTCTGGGTTTCCAGGATTATTCATCAGAGCGCAAGGTGGTGGTGGAGGTGCAACTAGTGGAGCAACCACCCTTACAGCAGGTGGTGTTGCTGCTGGTGGTGCAAGTAAACAGTCAAATTTTGGATTTGTGAATACACCAAATTCAAGTGGGCAAAACGGTGGATTTTCTAATGCATTGCTTCCTGTTGTAATATCGGATGCAAGAAATAATAATGGTGCTGGTGGTGGTAGTTGTACTTCAGCATCCATTGCCTTCACAGGTGGGTCTATTGAAATAGCAACTAATGCAACAGTATCATCTCAACCAATTCTATATCATTTAAATTTACCACTTGTCGGTGCTGCTTTTGGAATAACAGCAGCGTTAGGTGGAGCTATAAATGCAGGTCCAACATTAGGTGCTGGACAAAACGGTACATTTATGATTGGAACTAGTATGAAATTATTGGGTGGTGGAATTGGTGGTGCGGGTGGTGGTGGTAGTATTAGTGCTGGAGCAACCCAAGGTGGTGGTAATGGAGGCAATGGGTTTCGCGGTGGAGGCGGTGGAGGTGGAGGGGCAGCTAGAGCCACTGGAGTTCCTGGTGGAACTGGTGGGAATGGTGGAAATGGTTATTGTTGTATAGTAGCAAAGATGTAAAAATATGTCAGCACCAAGTCCATCATTAAATTCAGGAGCGATTGATCAATTCTATAATAGAGTTGCAATTGTTCGTTCTTCTGACAGCAGAGTTATTGATATTGTTGTGTCTGGTGGTTCTGTATTCCCAGATGCATATGGTGTGACAGTTGTTGCTATTTCAGTTTTATCTACTGAAACTTGTGAGATATATTGGATATATGATGAACTTGGTATTCCAAGATTTTATAGTGATGGAACAAATTACGAAAGATCTTTAGAAGTACCAATAACAGTATTTCCAGGTTCTATAGCAGTTGGAAATAATCCACCTATATCAGATCGTGGATTCTATGTTCAATTTCCAGATGGAACCACACAAGATAGTGCAGTAAATAGAACAAGACTTACAACATTCACTGCTATACAAGAATTTGCTGCTGGAATTTCTTCTGGTCAAATAATCGCAACAGATACAACTGATGGTGTTGGACTTATAGCAGCAAAAGCAATGTCTGGATCTAATTCCAGAATAGGTGCAATTCGTTTAGGATATGTCAATGGTACTTCACAGTACAATACATTGCTTCACAATTCATCTGGAACATTCACGATCTATAATGGATTCAGTTCAACTGGTTCCAACCTTTTAAATATCAGTTCTACAGTTATGAATGTAAATGTTCCAGTTTCTGGAATGACATTTACTGGAAATATTTACGCACCTAATATCGTAAATTCAGTCAATGGTTGTACTGGAATACTTGGAATCACAGGAACAACGGGAGAGATAGAAGTAACAAGTATATGCCCCAATATTATCATTGGTCTTCCAAATAATGTAACAATTTCTGGTAATTTAAATGTTGGAGGGGATATTCAAATGTTTGGTTCCATATACATAGACGGAGGGACTTACTAATATGTCAACAATTCGAGTTAAACGATCAACATCATCTACTGCACCATCAGGCCTTACATTCGGCGAACCAGCGTTCGTTGATGGAATAAATTCATTATATGTCGCAAAGAATGATGGAACATCATTGCGAGTTGGTGCAGAAATTGACACCACCGTTACTCTAGGCACTAGTGATAATAAGATTCCAACCCAAAAAGCAGTAAAGGTCTATGTTGATAATAATATCGCAGGAGGTTCCATATCTTCATTGAATGGTCTTACTGGTGCGGTTAATATTTATGGTGGTTCTGGTGTCTCCGTTGCTGCTGCTGCTGGTGGAATAACCCTAACGAACACAGGCGTTGTATCTGCGGTTGCAGGAACAGGAATTTCCGTATCGGCGGCCACAGGAGCGGTCACCTTTACAAATACTGGTGTTCAGTCTGCGGTTGCAGGAAACCAAATAACAGTTTCTGGTGCTACAGGAGCAGTTACTGTTGCGGTAACTGCTACTCCAAGTTTCACCACAATCTCAACCTCTGGAGATGGTACGGTTGGTGGAAATTTAGTTGTTACTGGTAATCTGACAATCAACGGAACTACCACCACCGTTAACAGCAATACGATGACCATAGACGATCCGCTGCTTACCCTTGGAACCTCGGGTGGTCTACCGATTTCCGCATCGGATTCAGGAAAAGATCGTGGTATTGTATTTAATTATTATGATACTGCTGGTCGCACAGGATTCTTTGGTTGGGATGCAAGTGCTGCTGAATTCGTATTTCAGAAGAATTCAACGGTTACTGGTGAAGTGGTCACAGGAGTTTCCTATGGAAATCTTCATGTTGCAAGTTTAGTATTACAAAATGGTGCGGTTACACCAGATACGGTTATTGGCAGTGCAGCAGGAAATCAAACTCATACATTTAGAGATTACGGCGGAACCATTGTTACCGTCAATGGTGAACCCACAACAGGATATATTCTCAAGGGAAATTCTCTTGGAGCACACACTTGGCAAAACCCAAATGCCGCAGGATTTACTGCATTCGCAGCGACTAGTTTAGCAACTGCTCGTACATTCTCCCTGACAGGTGATGTCACGGCAACTGGAATCACCTTTGATGGAACTGGCAATGTCACACTGTCCACAACGATTGCAGCTAATTCAGTAGCACTCGGAACTGATACCACAGGAAATTATGCTCAAGATGTTAGTGTTGCTGGTTTAGGTCTTACTATAAGTGGTGCAGCAGGAGAAGGCACACAATACATCATAACATCTGGTGCGACTTCTGCAAATACAGCATCTCAGATTGTTGCTAGAGATGCTTCTGGTAATTTCACAGCAGGAACAATAACCGCAAACTTGACTGGAAATGTTTCTGGTAGTGCTGCTACACTAACAACTTCTCGTACAATAGGTCTTACTGGCGATATATTTGGATCAGCATCCTTCAATGGATCTGCTGATGCAACTATTACTGCTACTATTGCGGCAGGATCCATTCTTGATGCAGATATTAATGCATCTGCTGGTATAGTAGATACTAAACTTGCTACTATATCTACTGCTAATAAAGTTTCTATATCTGCATTGGATATAGATGGCGCAACATCCGCAGGAAACATCGTAGGAGCTGACCTCTTGATTGTGGATGACGGCGCAAACGGCACAAACAGAAAAGTCACGGTTGACAATCTATTCGGATCAACCAGCACTGCTATTGTTGATGGTGGAACATACTAATAAATACTATGGAGGTATATAATGGAAGAAGTGAATTATAATGATAAGGTCGTGCTACCATTCTTAGAGAAGAAGTGTAAAGACTTATTAAGTCTAAACCTTGTATTTGAGGCGAAGTTATTGATTGAGCAAAACAAGGTAAAGGACTTTGAGGCTTTTGCAAATCAAGAAAATGAAAAAGTAGAAGGTCTTGTCAATCAAATAGAGAATCTCAAACTCAATATAGAGAATATCAATAAATCTATCGGCGAGTATACATCTGCCAGAAACGATGCAGTAAATCAGTTGAATCAACTGCAACAGGATATGTCCAATCTGAATAATAGATTTATACGAGAAGAGTCAATGAAGAATAATGCCATTGGAGAATATGATATTCTACAGAAACGGTGTTCTGCTCTTGAACTTGAGAATTCGCAATTGAAGAACACTATTGCTGAAAGCAAAGAACTAAATATTAAATATTCTGCTCTTGAAGTTGAGAATTCGGAATTGAAGAACACTATTGCTGAAAGTAAAGTTAAAAAACAAAAAGTAGCAGTGTAACACATGGCAAAAGTTTTATTAAAGAATTCCTTTACATCAGCATCTGTTCCTGCTGGTCTTTCTGCGGGTGAACTAGCGGTAAATGTAACCGATAGAAAATTATTTGTTGGAAATGCCGTTGGTGGCGTTGTTACTCTTATTGACCCAAATGCACTTGTAACTTCAGTCAATGGAGCAACTGGTGCAGTAACAAACATCAATGCAGCAACTGTCACTACCACATCGTCCAATAGTTCTTCTACATTTTATCCCCTATTTGCTGGAGGAGCAGGAAACACTGCACTCTATGTGGACGATGTCACTACACCATTTACATATGTTCCAAGTAGTGGTACATTAAATATAAGAAATTTAAATGCCCTTAATGGAAACACGGGTACTTTCCTTACTACATCTAACTTAGGAGTAGTGAATTCTCTTGATAGTACTGAGTTATCTATAAGTGCTTTAAATCATGTACCATCCTCATCAAATTCTTTTACTGTCAGTTCAACAAATTCATTAAAATTATCAGGATCAACTGTGCAATTTTATGGATCTGGTTGGGGATATACATTCCCAACATCAAATGGAAGTGCTAATCAAGTACTGACAACCAATGGAGCAACCCCAGCAACATTGACTTGGTCAACACCATCGAGTGGTATTACAACGGGGACTGCAAATACATTCACCGCACTCCAAACATTCTCTGCGGGTATTACCTCAACTACACTATATGCCTCTGCTGGTGTGACATTTAATAGCACATCAGCACACACAGGTCTTGGTACATTCTCTGCTGGTATTACCTCAACTACACTATATGCCTCTGCTGGTGTGACATTTAATAGCACATCAGCACACACAGGTCTTGGTACATTCTCTGCTGGTATTACCTCAACTACACTATATGCCTCTGCTGGTGTGACATTTAATAGCACATCAGCACACATAGGTCTTGGTACATTCTCTGCTGGTATTACCTCAACTACACTATATGCCTCTGCTGGTGTGACATTTAATAGCACATCAGCACACACAGGTCTTGGTACATTCTCTGCTGGAATAATCGCAACAGATACAACTGATGGAATTGGTGTTATTTCCACAAAAGGTGCGCTTGATACATCACCTGCAAGAAACGGCGCAATTCGTTTAGGATATGTCAATAGTACTCCGTCGTATAATATATTGCTTAACAATGCATCTGGACTTTTTACAATTTATAATGGATTTAGTTCAACTGGATCCAACCTTCTCAATATTAATTCAACAGTCATGAATGTAAATGTTCCAGTTTCTGGAATGACATTCACGGGCAACATCTCAGCACCAAACATTGTTACTGGTATATCTGGAGCGACTGGACCTATTGGTTTAGTTGCTGGTACAAATATTACTATTGCTCAATCGGGAAAAACATTTACTTTTTCTTCTAGTTCTAGTGGTGGAACACAGGTAGGAGTCACATCATCTGGTCAATTATTTGATGTTAAGAGTTGGGCTTTTTCGTATTGTGATTTCCATGGCGGACCAGGACCATTTGGTACTGTTCTTGGTGCTAGTGGTGGAGATGTTGTTTATTATGTAGATTCACCAGGTTCTCACATTTTCACTAATTATCAAAAATATACTGGTGTGGCATCTTTAAGAACTGGAGCGAGTGGAAGTTATGTTGCATTGGGTTGTGTAACACCAAGTGCTTCATATAGCACAGCTGTTGGACCATTTAGTATGGGTCTTACATTTGAATTTAGAACAAGAATTAGTACTGATTATGGTAACGATTCTACGGCTACAAATAATTTTACTATTTATGCTGGTGTGGATGAACAGTCTGCTTTGTATCCAACTTTTAATACAAGTAATGGAGCAGCTTGTTGGTTTGAATATAATCACGCTTCGAATAGTGGAAATTGGACTGCCAACCTTTGTGAATATTTTGGAAGAACTGCTTCTGTTGGTACTACATTTGCCTATACTAATGCTGATAATAAATTTGATATAATAAGAGGTATGAGTGGTGGAACAGGACACTTCTTCATGTATATCAATGGTGTTACTGTTGCTGGATTTAGTTTCGACCAAGGACTCCTTGGACAAGGTCAAGGAAATGCCAGAATTGTTGTAAGACGAACTGCATCTGCTGCCAGTGTAACTAGAAGAACATTCGTAGATTATCTTTCTATACTTCAGCAAAGGGGTACATAAACTTTATGAGATACGCAATACTCCGAGATGACACTAGAGATTATGTGATTAATATAAGAGATACTGATATAGTATATGATTCAGATCAGTTAATATTATTAAATGATGGTGAAGTATGTGGTAAATTTTATAGATATTTCCCAAATGAAACACCAAGATTTTTACCACCATTACCATACCATGTGTATACAACATTTCAATTTTTATTAAAATTTACTGCGGAAGAACGAGCAGCAATGCGATTGCTCGCACAAACGGATACTAGTTTGGCAGATTTTTTACAATTATGTCAATCCGCACAACAAATAGAAAATATCCATCCCATGACATTACAGGGAATGAATTATTTGGTTTATCTTAATATCATTAGTGAGCAAAGAAAAAATGAAATATTAGATTTGAATGATAATAATGATTAATATCACTAATATTATCAATAGTTGACTCTTGACTTGAATTGTATTTATGGTATAATTGAGTTATGGAATTAAAACTGTTTAAACTTCACAATAATGTCCATGAACCAAAATATGGTTCAGAGAATGCGGCATGTTTTGATCTCAGCGCATTTTTACATTATCAGGGATCAGTAAAAGCATACACCAAAGAAAATGATCTTATGGAAATGCTTGTAACTCAGGATCCTGCTGGTAAGAATTATATTGATATTCCTGGTGAATGGAGAGTATTGATTCCTACTGGATTGATCATGGATATTCCATGTAATCATTCTGTAAGAATTTATCCAAGATCTGGGATTTCTACCAAACAAGGGTTGAATCTTATTAATTGTGTTGGTATAATTGATTCTGATTATGTACATGAAGTTTTTATTCCTGTGTATAATACAGCACAGAAAAAGATCAGAATCTATGATAATGATAGAATTGCTCAGGGAGAAATGGTCTTTAATTACAAGACCTTAATTAATTTTACAAATGAAAGACCACTTGCGAGAGGTAATCGTGATGGTGGGTTTGGATCTACAGGAATACAATGAATACAGCAAAACTTGATGATGTTGTGAACTTTCTGAAGAAGTTCGCTGGTGATGATGGTATACCAATTATTGGTGGAACTGATTGGGAAGAGATGAATACTCTCTTCAAGAAAGAAGAAATCAAAGAAGGAATGGCAGAATATATTTCAAAGTATTCTGTATTATTTCCTTTTAGACAAATTCCAATTGAAGACTCCGAAAAGAAATTTCGTGAACTTCGTGCTGCTCCGCATATGGAATTTATTATGCGTGAATCGGGAGAAGTCGTTGAAAAATATGAGGATTACAAATATCCATATTCAACTCATGGTAAATTTGTAATTTCATTTGGTCATTATTTCAATGACATTAGCAATTACTATCATCAACGCAATCGCTATGATTGCGGATCGCATGGATTTGTTTCTCCAAATGAATACTGGTATTCTCCCGACCTACTCAAGAAAATGAATTGGACATTCTGGAGAATGGAAGATCGTGGAATCAATCATGGAAAGATTCGTGGATCCTTTCGTCTTGGAGCATATGTTGCTACTCAGTTTAAACCACAAGTAGCAAAGACAATCTTTGATTTTGTTAAGTTCAAGGTAAAGGCTCATCAATTCCGTGTTCTTGATTTTAGTATGGGGTGGGGAGATCGCCTTGCAGGATTTTATACATCAAAGGCGACTCAGTATCTGGGAACAGATCCAAATCCAAGTGTATTTCGTGTATATAAGGATCAGTGTATTGCATATGAAAAACTAATCAGTGGTAAGGATCCAATTATCACTGATTTTCAAAAAGAAGTGAATGGGCATTTCTATGATGCTTTCCGTTGCGTTGGTTCTTCTGGTAAAGAAGTGATTGTGTACAATGCTCCTGCTGAAGATATCCTTGATGTTGTTCGCGCTAATAAATATGATTGTATCTTTACATCTCCTCCATATTTTGCAACTGAACTATATGATGAGGGTGGAGATGATTGGAAACAGTCTTGGTTTCGTTACAGCGAATATGACAATTGGTGGAATAAGTTCTACGCACCAGTAATGAAAGCGTGTTATGAATCCCTTACCGACAATGGAGCGATGATGATTAATATCATGGATCCACATGTATATGGTAAACGATATAATACATGTGATCAGATGGTAGATTATATCAAGAGTCTTGGTGGAACATTTGATGGTCAGATTGGAATGAGAATCAAGCAGCGTCCAAAAAATGTTGATGCTGCTGATCTTAAAGAACATTTAACCACAACCTTTATTGAGAATATTTGGTGTTTTTCCAAGAATGGATTTGACTTATCCCCAGGATTTGCTACACTAGAAGGACTATTTGGAGACTAATATGACTCGTGATGAACTTTTTAAAATGCATGAAGATATGTGTTGCTCTGCACTTGACCTTATGAGAAAAAAGAATGCAGACTACGCTGGCAGTGGTAGTGATCCCTTTGCGAACTTTCGTCGTGCAGAAGCATTGGGGGTTTGCTCCACTGAGCAAGCATTCCTTGTTCGCATGACCGATAAGATGTCACGATTGACATCATTCGCCAGCAGAGGGAAATTGAGTGTTGAAGATGAAACCGTGTATGATACTCTAGAAGATTTGATCAATTACTCTGTGCTGCTTGCAGCATACCTAAAATCCAAATGAATTTCTATACAAATGTATTTTATGATTTCAAGTCCATTCTTTATGCAGAAAAAGAGAATGGCATAACTGTCTATAGGAGTGAGGAATATGTTCCAAGCGTTTATCTGCCGTCTAAAAAGAAAACTGATTCTCTTTCGATTCATGGTCAGTATGTTCATGAAATGACATTTGATTCTTATCAGTCATACAAGGAATTCTCTGAGAAGTATGCTGATGTCCCCAATTTTGAGATTCATGGTGATATTCAAACCGAATATCAGTTCATCAATCGCAAATATGGAACTGATATTTCCTATGATTTTTCACAGATAGACATCATGTATATTGACATTGAAACCACCTCTGAGAAGGGGTGGCCTTCAATTGAAGATCCTGAAGAAGAGATCATTGCGATTACTGTATTTTCCAGTAAGCATGGAAATGCAACTTTCTGTCTTGGTATATTCAATCCTGGCGATATGGATATCAAGGTATTTGAATATCAAGATGAACAGAAACTACTCAGAGAATTCCTTGAATACTTTGCCAAGAATTATCCCGATGTTGTGAGTGGTTGGAACATTCGTTTCTTTGACTTTCCATATCTCATCAAGAGAATCAAAAAGGTTCTTGGACATAAAGCAGCAAAGATGCTTTCTCCTTGGGGTATTCTAAAGGAAAAGTATATCACTCGCAATGGTAAGGAAGATCTGATGTATGATATCATCGGAGTCTCCATGCTCGACTACTTTGAAGTCTACAAGACATTCACATATGTCAATCAGGAATCTTATCGTCTTGATCATATTGCGTATGTTGAATTAGGTCAGCGTAAATTGGCATATGATGAATACGAGAGTATGAATGAGTTCTACAAGAAGGATTTCCAGAAGTTTATTCAGTATAATATCCGAGATGTTGAACTCGTTCAGAAATTGGAAGAGAAGTTAAAGCTTATAGAACTCTCTGTGGCACTTGCATATTCAGCAGGAGTTAATTTTCAGGATGTATTCTCTCAGGTTCGTACATGGGATGTAATCATCTATAATTACTTGAGCAAGAAGAACATCGTCATTCCTCCCAAGAAGAGGGGACGAAAGGATGAGCAATATGCTGGTGCTTATGTCAAGGAACCTCTTGTCGGTATGCATGAATGGGTAGTATCCTTTGACTTGAATTCACTTTATCCGCATCTCATCATGCATTATAATATTTCCACAGAGACAATCACACCCGATGAAGTGCGTGGTCTTATTTCACCAGATGCTATTCTCAAAGGTGATGTTGTTGCCACTAAATTAATACAACAATTCAAGGAAAAGAATCTATCCGTTGCTGCCAATGGGACAACCTATCGCAAGGATATTCGTGGATTCTTACCAGAACTTATGGATACGATGTATCAAGAGCGTAAAACATTCAAAAATAAAATGATTGAATCGCAAAAACATTTAGAGGAAATCACTAAGGAACTCATGCGTAGGGCATTGACAAAGTAAAGTTTTCTGGTATAATAGACGGATGGAAACGAGGAACATTATTGACTACTTTCATTACTGGACGCACGAAGCGATTATTGCAGATCTTGATGCAAAACGGAATAATTTTACCGTTCTTTGCAGCAATCTTTACAATGATTTCAACATCGCTACAGTCATTCGTAACTCAAATGCGTTCCTCGCGAAGCAGGTGATCCTATACGGATCCAAGCAGTATGATCGCCGTGGCACTGTTGGAACACATCATTATACTAATTTCATTCATGCCAAGACTTTTACCGAACTAGATGAAAGAATGAAGATTCTTCGTCAGACCTATGGTACGGTAAAGATCATCGGCATAGATAATGTTCCAGGTGCTACGGCGATTGATACTTTTGAATGGAACACAAATACACATTATGTTCTAGCGTTCGGTCAAGAACAAGTCGGTCTACCAACAGAAATCCTCGACATCTGTGATCACATCTTGTATATTAAACAATATGGAACTGTCAGGAGTCTGAATGTAGGAACCGCGAGTGGTATCGCAATGTACGCACTCGCAAGTAATGTGTTTTAATACCCCGTGGTGAAATGGTATCACAGAAGCCTTTGGAGCTTCTTTTCTTGGTTCGAATCCAAGCGGGGTAGTTTTTGGGGATGTAGTCCAATGGCAGAGACAAATCACTTAAAATGATTCCAGTGTGGGTTCGAGTCCCACCATCCTTATTAAATCGGAGACGACGATAATGTATGGAATTATGACCAAACTGAACAACTTCGTTGACGACAACCTGAAAGACTCCTTGGGAGTACCTCGTAAGGGCGTTCTGGCATTTAAGAAGAAGACTAGTGCGGTCACCGAATGTGATGCCCTGAATGACCTCCTGACGACTAAGAAAACTAAACCATATGTGGTTGCCAAGTTTCCAGAAGATGAAACCTCATCATATGGATTTATTGTGGATGGTGTGTGGAAGCAAAAATTATAAATACTTCATAAGAGGAACAATTATGGAATGTATTTCGAAATTACTGACACTTCAAAACCAACTTCGCGTTCACCATTGGCAAACACCATCATATGCTGAACACAAAGCATTGGGTAAGGCATACGCAGGATTGGATCCACTAATTGATACCTTTGTGGAAACATATATGGGCAAGTATGGAAAAGATACACAGCAGAATAGAAGTATTGATCTACAAGGGTACGAAACTGCTCATCCAATGCCAGTATTGAAGTATTTTGAAAATTATTTAATCAATGAACTTCCAAACGATTTGTCTGAACAAGATACAGAACTTTTAAATATTCGCGATGAAATGTTAAGTGTTCTCAATCAGACTAAGTATCTCTTGACTCTACATTGAGTTTGTAGTATCATGTGTGAATGATTTACGAGTTTAAAAATCCAATTCCTGTAACCACACCTATGGGTGATGGTTATATTTTATATGTTCGCGATGGCGGAACATGGGAAAACGATATTTTCGCCGTGGTCTTGACTGAAGGTGGAACGATTCGGCATTTTAGAAGTGATCAGTTGAATGTTTGGGCGAATGCCACCTTTGGAATTAAAAAGGATTCTACATTATGTCAAAAGACTACTCCAAGTTCACCGATGCCCAACTAATGGCACTGAAAAAACAAACTGAACATGATATATCCAAGTATCATAATTTTCAGTTGGTTCGCAAGATTCAGTTAAACTCCGCTTACGGTGCGATAGGGAACCAATATTTTAGATATTATTCTACCGAACTCGCAGAGGCGATTACTCTGTCGGGTCAATTGTCAATTCAATGGATCGGTCAAGAACTAAACAAATATCTCAACAAGATTATTGGCACTACCGATGTGGATTATGTGATTGCATCAGATACAGATTCTGTTTATCTGTGTCTTAATAATCTAGTCTTGAAGGTATTTCCAAACACAGGTCTTTTTGATGGAAAACCAGTTTCGCGACCACCGACAAAGACCGTAGTTGATTTCTTAGATAAGTCTGCGGAACAGGCGATCATTCCATTCATTGAGAAGAAGTTTGCTGAACTCGCACTCACCATGAATGCATACGAGAACAAAATGCAGATGGGTCGGGAAGTCATTGCCGACAAGGGAATATGGACTGCCAAGAAACGGTATATGTTGAATGTTTGGGATTCTGAAGGTGTGCGCTATGCAGAACCTAAACTCAAGATCATGGGAATTGAAACTACTCGTTCTTCAACTCCAGAGTTTGTCCGTAAGCATCTTAAGAAGGCTATCAATATTACCATGAATGGCACTGCACAGGATATGATAGACTTTGTTGAGAAGTGTCGTAATGAATTTTACGCACTGCCTCCAGAGGATATTGCATTTCCTCGTAGCGTAAACGGATTGGAAAAATATATTGATCGTTCTGCAATTTATAAAAAATCAACACCTATTGCCGTAAAGGGTGCTTTGATTTACAATCATTATCTTGCTAAATTCAAGATTGGTAAGAAATATAGGAAGATTATTGAAGGAGATAAGATTAAATTTCTAATGCTCAAGAAACCAAATCCTGTTGGTGGTTGCATTGGAGAAGATCAGGTTATTTCTTTTCCAAATGTTCTTCCAAAAGAATTTGAACTTGAGAAATATATTGATTATAAAACGCAATTTGAGAAATCTTTTATTGATCCTCTGACCGCCATTCTAGATACTATTGGGTGGTCAACTGAAAAGAAAAATACATTAGAAAACCTATTTGGTTGAAAGGAATATTATGAGTGATTTTTTATCGTCTATGGTTAAGAATTCTGGAAACAAATACGCATCACTGGTTTCCGATGGTCTTGAGGGAAGTGATGTAAATGGATTCGTGGATACTGGATGTTATATTCTGAATGGACTACTGTCGGCATCCATTTATAATGGAATGCCAAATAATAAAATTACAGCGATTGCGGGAGAAACATCCACAGGAAAGACTTATATCGCTTTGGGAATTGCCTCTAAGTTTTTACGGGATAATCCCAATGCTGTTGTTTTATATTTTGATTCTGAACAAGCAGTTACTTCTGAGATGTTCAAGAATCGTGGAATTGACCCAAAGCGAATTGCAGTATTTCCAGTATCAACGGTGGAGGAATTTCGTCATCAAGTAATTACGATTGTGGACAAATATATTGACCTTCCCAAAGGGGAACAGAAACCAACCTTCATCGTTCTTGATTCGTTGGGAATGTTGTCCACGACCAAAGAGATGACTGATACCGCTGATGGAAAAGATACAAGGGATATGACCCGCGCACAAATCATCAAGGCTACATTTAGAGTCTTGACGGTAAAACTTGGTGTGGCGAAGATTCCTCTTCTGATGACAAACCACACATATCAATCCATGGGAATGTTCCCAACGGCAGAACTTGCTGGTGGTCAGGGATTGAAGTATGCGGCATCAACTATTCTTTATCTTTCCAAGCGAAAGGATAAGAATTCTGATGGTGAGGTTGTTGGAAATATCATTCATTGTAAACTTTATAAGGGTAGATTCACCAAAGAAAATAGCATGGTGGATATTCGGTTGAATTACGAAACTGGACTTGACCCATATTATGGTCTTGTGGATGTTGCGGTATCTGCTGGAATATTCAAAAAGAATTCAACGCGCATTGAACTTCCAGATGGAACCAAAGCGTTTGAGAAGACGATTTATGATAATCCAGAAAAGTATTTTACCAAAGATGTTCTTGCGTTAGTGGAGAAGGCAGTGTATACTCAGTTCAGTTATGGTGGAGAGAAAACCATAGAGAACACCGATGACTGATGTTGAAAAACTAATTCTTCACAACCTTCTCAAGAACGAGACATACGCACGAAAAGTTACTCCCTTCCTACAGAGGGAGTATTTTCATGATCGTGGACTACGATTTGTTTTTGAGACTATTCATGAATTTATTCTAAAATATAATAACCTTCCCACAAAGGAAGCGATCTATATCATTCTTGATAAGAACAAAAGTATTAATCAAGAAGAGATGAAGCGCATCACAAATTATGTCGAGGAGATTTCCAATT